TACCTTGATCGCCCACAGATCCATAAAACTGAAAAACAATGAAATTCCTTTCAATCTTTTCAGTTGGAGATCTCCCGCAAGCCGCCAGAACTGACACTGTCTGGCGGTCTGATTTGGAGGAAAAGAAAACTGAAAAATTTTTACGATCCAGAAACCGCAGGCGGGTGCGGTGTAGCGCCGTTTTTGTCTGCGAAAGATTTATTTTGTCAGCGTGTGGCGTCGTCAGCGTAACGTGACAGCACAGATCTTTTTGTGGTGTTGCGCGGTAGTGGTCAGATAAAAGAAGCGCTTAGAATGCGTCGGGTGAGGTCTGGGAATGGGCACAAAAAAGCCCGCATTATGCGCGGGCTGATGGGATGTTCAGGCGATGATGTTCTGGTACTTGCTCCGGGTCTGCCCGGCCTTCGCTGCCGTCTGGTTGAATGCGGCCGCGTTCGTCGGCGTACCGACACTGGGGTGTGAATGGCTCGCGCACTGCTGCGCCAGCTCTGCCAGTAAATCAATGGTGTCCAGCATCATGGTTAGCGTATTTACGCCCTCGCTACCGATATGCACGGTTGGCCCCATAATCTGCTGACCGCCCGCCGCCACGGATTTACGTAATGCGGCAATCTTTTCTGTCAGGGTTCCCCCCACATCAACATTCATGGCACCGGCCACTTTCGTGGACTGCTGCCCGGCGATTTCGGTTTCTTCATTTCCTGTAATACTGGCCAGCCGGTTTCCTTTTACCGCCTGGCTGAAGTCGCCAGCACTGACCTGCTGTATGGCTCCGGCCATCAGCGTGGCGGTACCCAGCACTGTGATTTTATCCGTGGCTTTCACCGTGGTTTCACGGCTGACCAGTTCGCGCCGTTCCGTGTCGGCTTTCACCGTCCGCGCCATCGATGTTTCACTGATGGTCTGATCCGTCTGGCGTACCCAGTCTCCTGCCTGTGTCACGCGTTGCGAGACTTCCGCCCGCTGCTGTTGCAGCTGTTCGCCGGGCTTAATGTCCGGCAGACTGGTGCCATCCGGCAGCGTCTGCCTGATAAAGGGCTTATCCGGCCTGCCGCCCGTAAACGCCACCTCTACCAGCGTTCCTTCCGGTGGAAACTGGAACATTCCCGAATCGTTACCGGCCATTGGCACCGGCAGCGGTACAGCGGAATATACCGGCGTCTGGTTGTCCGGGTTGCCGTCCGCGTCAAGCAGCTGCACGTCAACGGCGTACCGTGGCCGGAACGGGTCGGCAAAATTACCGCTTTTTACGGCCTCGCTGGGTGCCACCACCCTGGCCAGTTTGGGCAGGTGAAGACCTGAAGCCAGTTCCGGGTAATGGCTTTCTATCTGACGCTGCGCCGGTGTTTTCTGCAATGGTTGACCTGTGGCGCGGTTCCGTGGTGTCCACGTGATGGTCATTGTGTCATTCGCCAGATGAACTTTGGTCACGCGTTCCCCGTTCACGTCCACGCCCGGACGAAGACTCTGGATCACCGGCAATGTCATGGAATTACCGCCCGCCGTTCCCTGGCTGAACTCTGCCGGGATTTCTACCGGGCGTCCGGCAAACAGCGCCTTTTCTGCGCCGCCGACATACAGCGAACCATCCGGCAATGGATACCAGATGTAATCCGTGATACTGAATGCCCTGCCCAGGTTATTCAGCAGCTGGTATCCCGTCCCGTTATGGGTGAAATGGGGGATCGGTTTATCACTGTACGGCACATCCGGTACCGCAATGCTGATCCCGCTGTTTTCCTCCAGCCATCCGGCCACATCGCGCAGTGTGGGATGCTGAAATGAGCATGGCCACATCCGCTCAAACACGCCAGCCAGCTCGCGGACGAACAGACGCTGATAACCGTTTTCGGCAGGCTGTGAGCGCTCCACATAGCCGGTAAACCAGCGCAGAAGTAAACCGGAATACCCCACATCCAGCCGTACCAGTTTGCCGGTGTAGTCTGTGGTCGTCTGTGCCGTAATAAAGCCACGTCCACAGCTGTTCAGCTCCAGCACCAGACTGGCGTCAGCCAGGTGTATTTCATCCGTTGAAAGGTAAAGGCGTTTTACTGGTTTCATCATTAACCTAAAGCATCATTGACGGGCTTCAGCACCCTGCGTTCAAACCACGTCAGTTTTTCTTCATCCTCTCCGGCACTCTGGCCACCGGATTGTCCCGTACTGCTGGCCGTCTGTTTTTTTGCCGTTGTTTTACCGGTTGCCCTGGCTTCCCGCTTCTCCTGTACGCTGACATGTTCCGCCAGGGTGAACGTGACCAGCCAGGCCATTTTCCCGTCCTGCGGCGGTGCATCCAGCATTCCGCTGAAGGTGGCCTCACGAAAATTCACCGCTCTGGCCACCTCATGCGCAACGCGGTATTTCATGCGTTTCCCGTCTGCATCGGTGGCGCTGGCCAGTTCAAAAATACGCTTCAGGATCTCCGGGTTTTTAAAGGGGATTTCGCCGCTGATACGCAGCTCTTTGCCCTTTGCCCCCTGCTCTGATTTGGTGGTCGCGCTGGTCTGGCCGGACTGGTCTTTATCCTGAAACTGCTGGGAAACGGTCACGCGCATGTTTTTCAGCAGAATGGCCTCACCATTAAGCGCCAGTGTCGGGATCGACGTCATGAATCATGCCCCTTATTCCATCAAGATTTTTTCCGGCCAGCATGATTGCCGCAGTATAAACGGCTGAAGGCTGCGGAATATCCTTTACCAGCGCCAGAAGGGTGGCGGCGGTGTCGCCACTGGCCGTAAATACCCATGCCCTGGCGCTTTTCCCCTGCAAATCAGCAAGGCCACTGGCCACATCGTTAATCAGGCTGTCACGCAGTTGCGTAAATTCCCCCAGTTGTTGTTTCAGCCCGTCCAGGCTGAATCCGGCGCCAGCCGCTTTCTGCGCCTCACTGACAGCGGCAGCGGATAACGCTGCCCTGCTGGTCGGAACGGACAGCGGAATGGCAACCGGCAGTCCTGCCCCGACTTTCGCGGGGATCTGCATTTTCTCAGTAGCCAGTGTCGCCGCAGACTCAGCCAGACGTCTGACCTGGGTGAATGCGGGCGCGGGGAAAACATCCACCAGGCTGTTAAGCCCTTTCATGAAGTTTTCATGGGTCTGTCCCGTTACCATCATGATCACCACATCGGTATTGCCTCCCGTTCCGGCCAGCCTTTCCGCCAGATAATGGATTGCATTGACCGGACTCAGGTATGCCCCGTTATCGGTCTGCTGCCCCAGACCGTGAATCCACGGATGCGCCGGAACGACGGAACAATCCAGCGCAGCCAGAGAATCCGTAAAAGCCAGACGCGCTTCACGCCACATCCGGCACCTCCGGCCAGTCAGGGGAAGCTGTATCCACCCGGTTTACCATTACGCTGTAGAGTTCCCATGCTTCCAGCCGTTTAATCTCTTCATCTGTGGCGATTTTTAGTTTTACTGCCCGCGCCAGTGGTGCAATGGCTGATTCAGCCTCAGCAAGGCGGCGAACTTTTTCAGCTTCCGCCTTTTTACGCAGCTCTTCCGGCGAATAAACCCGTTGAACGACTTTACCGTCTTTAAACTGCCAGCCGCCTGAAATATCAGCGCGACGGTTTTCATCCGTATCAGGTAGCTCCGCCACGCTCTGGCCTGCAGGCCACAAACCGGAAATATCGCGCGTGATACACGTAATGACGTCATTATCGTCGTAGGTAATTTTCAGCGTGTCTTCTGAAAATAATTTCTGGCACTTATACCAGTCCTGACCATCCTCTGATTTAAGATGCGCCGCACCGGCGAATAATGTGTCGTCTGGTTCCGGTGTATACGGAATGAATTTTTTAATATTTAAAAACTGTTCGTTCTTTTTATTTTTTGCCACTTTCATCATTATTCCTTCTTATACACTTGGGGCTGTTACCCACGTATCACCAATCAGATACTGAATGGGACGGTAATAAACCTTGTCATCATCACCTTCCATTTCCCAGCTACCGTCAGTATGGAACCCCGTCACCACCTGTCCGCCGCCAAGCTGAAAATCACGCCACAGACCGCCAGAAAGCGCCACGGGGCCAAGTCTGACCGCTTTTACTACATTGTTGTGAATCCAGGTACTTAACCAGCCATTTCCCCACAACGAACCAAAGATGTCGCCGTTATTCTGATAGATGGCTCCACCTGCACGAAGTGTGTTAGCGGTGATATCTCCATTGACCGTAAAGACAATCGAACCATCAGGATTTCGCTGGCTGTACAGATGCCACCCCTGATCGTCGCCCAGTTCAATAACTGTTGGCCTGTTTGCGTCGCCCCATAAATTTAACGTGGCTGTCATTGTCGAATTATTATTGCTCGTCAGTGACAGCTTTTTTGCGTTGCCTGCGCGTACGGCACCATTAGTGAGAACATCTACTGACATGTGCAGCCCGGAATTGTCGATATAACCAACCAGAGCATTATTGGCATAAATCCCCAGAACGCCGTCACTGTGCCACTTAAACCCTGTATCGTTATCTCCGAATACAATCGAATTCCCGCCAAGCGCATTATCAGTACCAATGCCTAACGCACGGGCCGTTAAGCCGTCCCCCTGTAATCGGCAATGCACCCACATCACCGGCTGTTGGTTTCAT